ATCCAGATGGGAAAAGCATGAGTTCAGATGAAAATGAGATGATTGAAAAGTTAATTCTTGAAGGGGCCATGGAGGTTGCTGGAGTTGATGCTGAAAATGGAGAATTATTATATTCATTTACTCCAAAAATTCAGCAGGTAATGCCAGAACTTTACCATGACCATCTTAATAGAACTAATGCTGAAATACTTTCTTTATGGGAAAGAGGTTATGTAGACATAGACTTTTTGGCAAAAGAGCCAATAGTGAGACTTGCTAATAAGTCTTTTGATCCTGTAGAAATGTCAAAACTACGCAAGCAAGATGTTTGGGCTATAGAAGAACTTAAACGCCTAACCCGTAAGAAATAATTCTGATATAATCTAAGTATGAGTCATATTGTAGAAGGCGATTTTGTAATGGGTGAGACAAAGGTGGGTCTTGTTCATGGAAAAGTTGAACACATAATGACAGAAGGAGGAACTCTTGGCAGTGAGGGTTCAGAATATGCTCTTCAGTCAATGCCTCCAGAAAACCCTGCAATGTCCGTTAGAATTTATGAAGAACAAAAAGAAAAAGGTAGTTGGAAAGAAAGCGCATACAGTATTGGCATGATGCATAATGATGCTACTAAACTAGATAGATTGGAAGGACACCACATGAACACAGATATGGAAATGGGAAAGTCTTATTATTCAGATGATGAAGAAATGGATAAGTGGGACAACGTAGCAAAAGCGTGTTGGGTTGGATATGAACAACGTGGTATGAAAGAAAAAGGTGGACGTATGGTTCCTAATTGTGTTCCTGTTGGAAAAGCATATGACATGGAAGATGATATGGAAAAAGCAAAATCAGTTTCTGTTGGAGACCATGTAACCTTTGGAGTTTCAAAACCACCAGATAAAACAGAATCTGCACACGGAGTTGTAGAGAGAGTTGAACGTTCTGGAACTGTAAATATTGCAGGTACAAATGAAAAAGTAGAAGCGTCTGCAGATAATCCTGTAGCAGTTATAAGAGTTTATGCAACAGATGAAAAAGGTAAAAGAACAAAGACAGATAGACGTGTTGCAAAGCCAGTTAAATCTTTAAGAGTTTCTTCTGAGCCAATTGATAATGAAAAAATGTATGACATGGATGACACCATGGCTAAGGCTTCTGAATCAAGGTTAAGAGAACTTGTTGAAAATTATAATAAAGGTAAAGATGGCGATAAAAGAATTACCGTAGCAACTCTACAAGCAGTTTATCGTCGTGGCATTGGAGCATATAGGACTAACCCATCATCAGTGCGTGGTAGCGTTTCTAGCGCAGAGCAATGGGCTATGGGCAGAGTAAATGCTTTCATGGCTGGATTACGTGGTAGATTTCCGAGAAAACCATTTGACTTAGATTTATTTCCAAAAGGACATTCAAGATCAACAAAGAAATCGTTGTTTGAAGACTTTGCAAAAAGCGTAAACAAACCAGAAAGAGTGGTAAACCTTTTCCCTGAGTCTAATCAAATAAACAAACAAGCAGAAGGCTGGGGCGGATCTATATTTGATTTAAATCCGTTTAAAAAATAATGTCTAAAAAATCTTCAGGATCTTTTTTTAAAAACTATGCATTCAATCCAATACAAATAAAAGATGGACGAGTTGTTCGTATAAGAAAAGATGGAACAATTAAAGCGGATCTTGGTCCGTATCCAAAAATAAAAAAGGGGGCCAGCAGTGGCAAATAAAGAACAAAAGGGCAATGTTAATAAAAAGAAAGAGCCAAAGATGACTCTTAAAGAAAAACGTGCTGTCAAACAAGAAAAAAAGAAATCAAAATGAGTACATTTTATTTCTTACATTCATTAGCAATAGGTTTATTAATGATCGGTTCATTTTTTTGGGGTAAATCTTATGAAAAAAACAAGGTAAAAGAAAATGGCTGATACATACACTCCTACATCTGGCATGAAGGCTGCTGCTCGTCGTGCTTTAAAATGGAAGGCAGATGGCAAGGCTAAAGGAGCAGGAACTCCAGTAGGCTGGGGTCGTGCAACTGATATTGTAAATGGATCAGCAATGTCTCTTAGTACTGTTAAAAGAATGTATTCTTTTTTCTCACGTCACGAAGTAGATAAAAAGGGTAAGGGGTTTTATGATGGTCCAGAGTTTCCATCTAATGGAAGAATTATGTGGGATGCTTGGGGTGGAGATGCAGGATTTTCATGGAGTCGTGCAATTACACAAAGAGAAAAGAAAAAACTAGAAAAAGTTTGGCAGGGAACTGCCTTTGATTTAAGAAAGTAGGGGGTAATGGAAAATTTAGAAAAAAATGAACTACTTCAACTAATAAGATTTTATAAGCAAAAACTATCTGACGTAGAACTAGAGTCATTAAAACTACAACTTGAGGTTAATAAACTTAACTCTATAGTTTTAAGTTTAAGTAAAGAACCAGTCAAAAAAACTAAATAAAATGGAATATTTATTAATTATGGGCTTGACATTGCTGTCTTATTGGTCTATAATTAAAATATCAAACAAAAAAAGAATGATATTTTTAAACAAGAATAAGTATAGACAAAGTTCTATCTATCAAATGGTTAAAGATGTTGTTCCAAAGCAAAGGTTTGATAAGCCTAAAGTTATAACGCAATCTCAAAGACATATTCAAAAAAATATGCTAAGAGTCGTAATAGCAGACGGAAGTGCATACTGGATATTAAATAATGTTTTTTATACTGCAAATGCCATAAATGGCAGGGTAGATGAAGAAACAATAAAACCATTAGATATTGAAAATATGCCAACAAAAGAATTAGATAAGATGTTATCAATACTTGATGACTTAAAACAAGGGATAGGGCCAAATGATAGTAGCGGTTCAGGGAACAAAGGAATTTAACGACTATAACGTATTTCTACGTGCCATGAGTGTTGCTCTGTCTGGAATGAAAGATGGAGATAATGATTTTATTATTTACTCTGCAGGTCCATCAAGAATAAATCACTTTGTTTCAGAGTTTTCAAATTTATCAGAACGAGGAATGAAAGCAAGAGGTAAAAAAATTAAATTTTATAACACGGCTCCTTCTTGGCTAAATACAAATATAGAGCAATTAAACTATTTTGCTTTTTTAAGTAAACCAAATGAACAAAAATCTAAATTAGTTCAAACTGCTGAATTAAAAAATATTGAAGTTGGGATTTTTAAGTATTAACATGAATTATAAAAATTTAATTTTTAATTATAATAAAGAAGTTTTTGGCGGAACTGAATGTATGGCAAAAAACTTTCATGAAAAAGTATTGCCCTATGCAAAAAATTTTTACAAATATAATTGTTTAATTCTTCCAGGTCAAATTGAAGATATAAACTCTTACATTTTTGATGAAAAAGAAATTATTCTTTGGCTTCACAATACTCCAGACCAATTTCATCCAGGAATAAATTTTATTTTTTATAATAAAGAATTTTTAGAAAAAATTAAATATGTTGTTGTTGTTTCAGAATTTGCTAAAACTAATCTTCTTTTAACAACTGGGATTGATCCTTCAAAAGTTATTGTTATTTATAATGCAATAGATCCAGTTCAAAATGATATTGAAAGATTTAAAAATGTAGAAATGGTTGAAATTGTTCACTCATCCGCACAAGAGAGGGGATCTTTTGTTTTAATGTTAGCCTTAAAATATTGTAAAGAAGATTTTAAATTGAGCATATATAATCAATTAAATCCAGACCTTCAATTTTTTAATAATCAATTTAAAGATATTGCTAAGGATAATAGAGTCTACTTTTATGGTCGTACCTCTAAAAAAGTTTTAATGAAAAATTTATCTCAGTCTCACATGTACGTTTATCCATCTATATTTGAAGAAACATTTTGCTTATCACAAGTTGAAGCCTTAAGTGCAAATTGTTTAACAATTTATAATGATCTAGGATCTTTGAAAGAGGTTTCTTCTGGTTTTGGAATTTCATATAATGGCACAGTTAATGCAGAAAAACATGCAGAGCAGTTAGCAAAACTAATAGATGATAATGTAAAAAAAATAAAAGAAAATACTTTTAACCCTAAAAATCAAGGTGTTTCCATTAATAATAAATTTTCTTGGAATAATTTTGAAAATTCATGGTTAAAGTTTAATGAAACAATATAAGGAGAATAATGATTATTAGAAGTTTAAATACAATGGAAAAAATTATAAATAAAAATAAAAATCTGCTGTGGCGTGGGTGGGACGTTATTGATTTAAAAGAATCAGACACTGCAAAAACGTCTCCTGTAGGTATTAGAGTAAAAGATAAATGGTACCTGCATAGAGTTTATAGGCCTGGTCGTAATGGTTGGGATATTCCGAATAAATATAAGGATTAATCTTGAAACAGCATTTATGGAAAGACGAAGCCTTATGTTTAGGAATGGACAATAACGCATTTTTTGATAAGTATGAAGATCACGAAGAATCCAGAAAAGGTGTTGACGCACTTTGTAAGCAATGCCCAGTAAAAAAAATATGTTTTGCAAACGGTATATCTGGAAAAGAGTGGGGCGTCTGGGGTGGAGTATACTTAGAAGGTGGAGAAGTCTCAAGAGAATTTAATAAACACAAAACCAAACAAGACTGGTCAATTACCTGGCAAGCCTTGACAATGGAGTAAAAATGTACACAAATGAAATGCGTAGGGCTGTACACTCAATCACACCGCCTAAAGGATTTGGCATAGAGATTATTGACAATGAGCACTTTCTTACAGTAAAATTAGATGAATATAAATTTTTAAAAATGTTGCATGATGAAAAAATAGAAGCACTAAAATATGTTGTTCAAATAAAAAAGGCTTTAGAAATAAATGGAGCAATTGTGTTAGTTACAAGAGAGGCAGTAAAATGATAAAGCAGGTTGGCCTGTTCTTTATTTGTAAAATTAAATCACATAGCCTTGTTGACGCTGGTGCTTGTCCATTTACTGGTAAAAACTATGCAGCCTGTACAAGATGTGGAGCAATGATAACAATATGAAAAAGAAAACAAAAATAATAATACTAATAATTCTATCTTTCTTGACTGCCGTAACGCTTTGGGTAGCAGCAAATTTTAAAAAAATATCTGATTTAGATATTTTTGATATAGAGGATGACTAGGTTAAAAAGATATGAAGAACCTTTAATGAAGGCCTTAAAAACCGTTTATAGGCTTATTTGGGGCATCCCTACGGGCGCTGGTAAAGCCCAGGATAGAGTACAATAGATATTATGGAAATGATGCTTTTGATATTTTTTGCTACCCTGTCTTTTTCCTTTGCACTATCCTATTGGGCAA